AAATATAATCTCTTATACACGTTCCATCTCTTGTATTATATGTATTACCATATACTTTAAATGGAATTTTATTATCAATCCATAAATGATGTTGAACTTTAAAAAATATATTAGTGTTTTTTTTAATAAACGGCACAATATCAACATCTATAGTAAAACCATATGGATTAAAATATCTTAAAATTGTATAAGTAAAATTATTGGTAGTTGCGGTATCTTTAATCATCTCTTCACAAATTAGTTTTGTTTTGGCATATGGATTTGTTAACTTATCTATATTAGTTATTGTTTTATCATTATTTAGTATTGAAGCAGATGAAGAAAATATTAAATGTTTTATGTTATATTCTTGAATTATTTTTAAAATATTTAAAGTAATTAATATATTATTTTCATAATATGTTATTGGATTAGTGATTGATTCGTTTAAATCTTTATAAGATGCTAAATGAATAATAGTTTCTATATTTTTATTATTAACAAATATATGTAATTTGTTATGATCTTTTAGATCAAAATCATCAATATCAACTCCATATACTGTATTATGTTTAAGTAAATATTCATATAAATGTGATCCAATATATCCTTTATGACCAGTTATTAGTATAGACATTAATGATACTTTTATTAAATATTGTTTATATTAACATCTAATTCTAGAAGCAGTAAATGGTGCTGAATTATTCTTAGGATCTATACCATTCATACTATCAATTCCGTGATTTTGAATGATAGGAACATTATATATTTTCTTTAATACACTTTGAATACTTTGATCGTGTCTATGATCTCTAAAATATTCCTGTTGTTTTTTACTATAATTATCTGTAAATAATAATATATTGTTTTCTATAACATTATACCATTTATTTATTATTTCTATTGATTTAGTTTTTTTATGTATAATTTGAATACCTCCACATATTTGCGGACTATCTAATATATCTGTATTATCTTTAACATTAAAGTAATCAAATACTTCTTGAATATTCCATTTTTTTTCTTGATAAAATAAATTAGTATATTGAAATCCTAATATACCTGTTGTATGGTTTTTAACAATTTCTATATATCTATCAAATTCGTTTTTATTATTTTTATTTATTGAACATCCACTATCAATATACACTAAAATATCATTGTCATTTAATTTATCTAAATATGTTTTTATAAAATACGGTTTCCATATCCAATATCCACCACCTCTAGGTAAATCTAATATTTGTTTATATTTATTATAAAAATCGGTATCATAATCATTATTTGTAAAATATTTTACTTTATCAAACCATTTAGAATCTTTAGCTTCATTACATATTCTTTCACGAGATTGTTTATATTTATCATCTCCGTATGTTATAAAATATATATTATATGACATTTGATCTTATCATATATATAAATCTTAAGTGTTTAAATAATTGTAAATAATGTATAATTTATTCTTAGAATATTTTGAAAATAGTAATAAAGCTAGAGATGATGAAGTCTTAAAAGCAATATACAATAATATTGCATTAAATTTATTTGATAATATATATATATTTACGGAAAGTCTTACAATAAATATATTTAATCCTAATGTGGAAATTATAAAAATAAATGAAAGAATGACTTTTAAGAAAATGTTTGAATATATAAATGAGTTATCTACGAATGATCATATTAATATAATATGTAATAATGATATATATTTTGATAATACGTTATTAAAATTAAAAGATTATGATCTTAGCAATAAATTCTTAGCAGTATTACGTAGAAATATATTAGAAGATGGAACAAGTGAGTTATTTGAATTTGATAAGAATGATTGTTTTAATCGTGTAGGTCATAGAACAGATTCGCAAGATGCTTGGATATTTAAAGGACATATTAAAGTTCCACATAACTCTAATTTTTATTTTGGTATTTTAGGTTGTGATAATCGTATTATATTTTTAATGGAAGAATTAGGTTATAATGTTTTAAATCCTTGTTATGATATATACATATATCATTTACATTTAACTAATGTAAGAAATTATAATCAATCCGATCGTATTAGAGAACAATGTAATTATGATCTTAAACCTAGTTATTTATAATATTATAACAATGTTTAAAACCCTTATGTATTGCTGATAATTTATTTGCATAAATATTACTTGGAATAGTTACAAAATAACTTTTATTATCTTTACATACTTTATTTTTAATATGATTTGTCATTACTTTAGAATCATTTGAAAAATCCCATAAAGCGTTATTAATAGGTAGTGTTTTTCGTTTATATAGTTTTGCTATATTCTTTTTAATTAAACCTAAGTATAAACAGTATAAAGTGTATTCTGTCCATCGGTATTCTACATTTTTAAGAATAAGTTCATTAATCCAAGTTGTAGGACCCCATTTTCTTTTAAGAAAATTGCATAAGTTTCTTGCAGATTTAGTATGTAATAATTCGGGAGTTACATCCATTAATAATCCTTTATCTGTTAATTTATCTAATTTTGCGGGTTGATATGCTAGACCTAACATATAACTTGAACCTACCCACCATTTTTCGTGTCCTGATCTATGACTATTCATAAAAAAACCAATTGTATCATCGTCATTATAGAAAAACTCTTCTTTAAACTTATTCAATGTTCCTATATCATCGTCCAATGTTAAATATGTTTTAGTTTTAACTCTAAAACTAATTAATAATTTTATTAACATTTGTTTGCGTGTATTACCTACTTTTTCACTTGGTATTCCTAAAATATCATATTCATCTATTATTTCTATTTTTGTTTTTGGTTGAGGGAATTTATAAAATTCTTCTTTAAATTCATCTATTTGATGTGTTGGTAAAACTATAAAAATTGTATCTATTTCTTTAAAATTCAAGTTTTTGCAATGTAATTTCCAACTAATTTCAAAAAATCTTCTAAAATTAGAATGTTCTTCTTTGTCTGGTTTTATTTTTTTATATTCATTTGTATATAATCTCATATATTTTGCTATAGGGATAACAATTGAATATGTCATTTTATTAATATCTACAATAAATACAACTACAATCTTCAAAATGATGTGTAACTAATTTAGAACAATTACTACAAAAATTACTATTACTTAGTTTATTAAACTTTGTGCGACATAAATTACATATTGAACGAGTTATATTTATGTTATCTAATTTAGATGTTAAAGAATCCATTTTTATTATAATAAAATATTATTGTTATATAATATAAAAATGATAGTAATTTATCATTTTTAATAAATGACAATATCAAAAGAAAAAGCTTTAAAGTTTTTAAAAGAGGCTGATTATAAAGCTAATTTGTTTTCTAAAGATCCTAAACGTAAAGTAGGTGCTATTATTTTAGAAAAAGATACTTTCATACAACTTAGTTGCGGTTATAATGGACTACCAAGAGGATTAAAAGAAACTAAGAAACGTTGGAATAAAGATAATAAACAATATTATGTTATACACGCCGAACAAAATGCTATTATTCACGCTGCTAAAACTAATATTAGTGTTAATGATGCTATATTAGTTTGTAATCGGTTTCCTTGTCATAATTGTGCGTTAAGTGCTGTTCAAGCAGGAATAAAAACAATTGTAACGATTGATCCTGGTTGTAATGTTAGTAAAAATTGGGAAAAATCATTTAAGATCAGCGAAGAGATCTTTAAAGAATTAAATATAAAAATAATAAAATTTGATGAAAAAGATATTAAATTAGCTTTTCATAATACTTGAAATAGTTTCAAGTTTATTATTAGTACTATTGTAAAGTTCCATAAGTTCATCCATATTATGATACTTATTACACCTTTTATCACATCTAAGATACATATGACAAACTTTACGTTCTCGCTTTTGTTTATGTTCTTTAACTAGTTCTGGATTATGGTTAAACCAACATTCTGTTTGCTTACATTGGTAACTATTAACCAAAAACCAACAAGGAATATGAGGATAATACTTTTTCTTATAAGGTTTTTCTGTTGTATCAGTTGTAGCAGTTGTAGCAGGTTTATCAGTCTTATCAGTCTTATCAGGTTTATTAGGCTTATCAGACATATCAGGCTTATCTGTTTTAACACTTCTACTAGGCTTACTAGTAGTAGTAGTAGTAGCAATATTATCATTTTTGTTAGGATTATTAGTCCCGCTTTTATCAGTGTTATCAGTATCTTCTACAATATCATTCCAATCTTCAGTTTTTTTCGACATTTATAATAAATTATATATATGTAATCATTTTTATACTAATTTATGTTTTGGTTCCCATAATAAAACATATTTACATTTATTACAATTTAAAGTATTTACGATAACCTTAGAATTTCTATGTCCATATAAAGGTGGTTTTTCTTTATTAGAATATAGTAAATTAAATATTCTAATATCAGATTTAGTATTTTCTGTTCCTACATTTAAAATAGTTTTATTGATATCATATACATTAAGTTTGTATAAACATTTTGAAATTATAACAATAAGATCTTCAATATGTATATAATCTGAAATAATATTAGTAACCCCTATTTTTTCAATTATATTATTTTCAAATAAATCTATTTGATTAATTATATGATTTTTATAATTAGGAATATTAGAAATTATTTTACCATATACATTACTAACTCTTAAAATAAAATAATCATAAGCATATTGACTAACTATAATATCTTCTGATAATAATTTAGTTTTTCCTTCAGTTGTAAAAGGAGAACCTATCATATTTTCAGTTGCATATTCACAACAACCATATATTTCTGCTGAAGATAAATAAATAAATTGTTTAATATTATTAACATTTAAAATATTAATAATACTTGTTAGTCCATTAATACATACATCATAATATAAATTATTACAAGGTATTAGATCTATACACCAAATAAAACAATCTGGTTTATGTCTATTAACTAATGTTAACATAAATGTCATATTACGTATATCACAACAATAATAATAACAATTGAAATCCATAGAAACTTTTGAACCTATAACATCAATTATAACAACATTGTAATTATTACTATTTAATATTTTTGCTAAATTAAAACCTATATATCCAAAACCACCTAAAATAAAAACGGTAGATGACATTACTAATATAATTAATGTTATTTTTATATCTCTGTATATCTCAATGGATCTTTACAATAAGGACATATTTTGTCATTAAACTTCAATACACATTTTTGACAATATGTATAAATACATACATTACAAGCGATTAGATCCAGCGTTTTTTCATTACAAATATTACATATTTTATATACTTCATAAGATGAATTTTCAAAAAAAGAATCTAATTTTGCTTTAGTTATTGTTTTAGTATCTTCATAATAGTAATCTCCTTTGTAAAATATAACTATATGATCTTTATTATTTGTTAGTGGGACATTAAAACCATAATTATAATACTGTAATATTTTATATTCAACATCAGGTGGTTTAAAATATAGTATAATCGGATATAATTCTAAATTATTTTCGGCAATTGATAAATATTTATTTTCAATATATATTTTGTATCGGTTATTTTCTAATTTTTCAATAACTTTACCTATTTTACTATTATAATCCGTATTACTTTTGAGATTCTTAATTTTAATATATGAATATTTTTGAATTTCACTTAAAGAACTAATATATTTAAATATTTTATCTTCTTTTAAATTACTAATATCAATAACAATATTTGTAATAGTATTAAAATATTCCAAACAATTCATTTAAAAATATATTTATATAATTATACAATCATTTTTAATGAAAGTCTTTTTAAAAATAAAAGATGATAAGATTTATTTATATTCAAATGATATTGTTAAAATATCGGAATATATAAATAAACCTATTGTAGATCAATATATTATATTACATTATAACGAATTGTCTGAATATACTAAAAAATTAAATAGAAATGGATATATATGTGAGGTTATTACAAAATCATCATTATAAATGTATATAAAAGTGAAATTATATTTTTGTTTAAATATAAAATGACAATTATTGATGTTGAAAGCATTATTCAAGAATTGAATAATATTGATTTAAGTAAAGATTATACAAAAAAGTCGTTTATGAAAATAGTAACTGAAAAGTGTAAAAATCATACGAAAAAGAAAAAGAAAATCGTAGGTGATAAAGAAAAAAAATTAACTGTTTATAATCAATTTGTTAAAGAAAATATGAGTATTGTTAAAGAAAAATATAAAGAATTAACACCTAAACAACATATGGCAAAATTAGGTGAATTGTGGCAACAACAAAAACTTAAACTCATATAAAGATTATTCTAATATTTACTATCAACAATGGCAAACAATATGGTAAAATTTCAAGAAAATATGAAAAAACTCCGTGAAAATCCCGATACTTCTCGTGCTGGATTGAAATGGGATGATAGTGAAGATGAAAATGTCCTAAGCAAACTTAAATCTGGTATGACTGTAGATGATATTGCGAAAGCGCTTAAAAGAACCGCTAATAGTATCAAGACCCGTATTATTATGAATGCTGTTAAGCAAATTGATGAAGAAAGTAAGAATAAAGATCAGGTATTGAAAGAACTTAAGATTACGGAGGCTGATATTAAAGAATATACGGAGAAAAAACAACAACGGGATGAACAGCAAAAGAATTTTGTTAATTCTATGATTACTAAAAATATTTATAATCCTACTATTCGTGATAATTATCAATTGCTTAAAGAAATTCTTAGCCGAATTAATAAAATTGAAGAAAAACTTAATAAAGAATAAATGGTCTTTATTTTATTTCCAAATACATTATTTGATGTAAAATATTTAGACAAATCTAAAGAGTATGTATTATATGAACATCCTAGATTTTTTTCAAGAGTTCATATAAATAAATTAATATTACATCGTTCTACGATGAAATATTATTACGATTATTTAAAACAAAATAACTTTAACATAAAATATGTTAGTGCTAAACCTAAAAATATAACTGAAATGTTTGATCCTGTTGATAAAATATTAGAAAAAGAATATGCTAATGTTATTATACATAGGTCTCCTATGTTTTTACATTCTATAGAAGATTTGAAAGATTATAGTGGTAAATTATTTCATAATAGTTTTAAGTTATGGTCTATTAATAAATTAAATTTAAAAGGATTGGATAAAAGTTATGATGTAAATAATCGCAAAAAAATAAAAGAATTACCGGTTATTATACACTATAATGTTGGTAATTCTAGGTATGTTAATGAAGCTAAAGAATACGTTAAAAAGTTTAAAACCTATGGATATAGTGATAATTTTATTTATCCTACTACACACAAGGAAGCTAGAGAGTTATTAATACATTTTTTAAAACATAAACTTAGTAATTTTGGTGAATATCAAGATGCTATAGTAAAAGAAGATGATCTTATATTATATCATTCTTTTCTGTCTTCATCATTAAATATTGGATTGATAACACCTGAAGATGTTATTAAAGAAACCGTAAAAATAAAAGATAAAGTTCCTATACAAAGTTATGAAGGATTTTTAAGGCAAATAGTAGGATGGCGTGAATATATGAGATATATTTACGTTTATCACTATGATGTTATGACAAAATCTAATCATTTTGAAAATAAAGTTAAATTACCTTTAGAATGGTATGATAACAATTTTAAAACGGGTATATTACCTATTGATAATTGTTTAGAAAAAGTTAAAAAATACGGTTATTTACATCATATTGAAAGGTTAATGATCTTATTGAATTATATGACTTTAAAGGAATATGATCCTAAAGATATATATCAATGGTTTTTAAGTTGTGTATCAATTGATGCTTATGATTGGGTAATGGCGACTAATATATATATATTTAGTTATGCTTGGAAACCTGCGTCTCGTAAGCCATATTTAAGTAGTAGTAATTATATTTTAAAAATGAGCAATTATAAAAAAAATAGTTGGTGTGATGAATGGGATAAATTATATCATAATTTTATTAATAAAAAGAAAGAAAAATTAAAAGGAACACTATATTATAGAAAATAGAATTACCAGAAAGCTTTATGCTAATGAATCGCTGGTATTATACATTAGTTTTATAACATATCATTGAATAATTATTTTGGCGTTCTTATTATGGCGTCTTTTAAATTATTATTTGTTTTTTTAAGACATTCAATTGTAATTAATATTTCATTTGAAAGTTTTTTATAATATTTTGTTGATTTATTACCTAGAATTTTAAATTCTTTTTGTGGTTTAAATCCATTTCTACACAATGCTTTATTTTTTAACGAATTATATATATTAAGATTTTGTTTATAATCTTTATAAATTACTTTGTATTGTTCTAATATTTCTTTACACTTATTCATTTTAAATTATATATATAAGTGTTATCATTTTTATATAATATAAGAATAAATGGTAAAAGAATGTCCTGACGGTAAAGTATTAAATCCTAAAACAAATAGATGTATTAAAGATGTTACGAAAGTTAAAAAAGAATGTCCTGAAGGTAAAGTATTAAATCCTAAAACAAATAGATGTATTAAGGATATTACGAATGTTAAAAAAGAATGTCCTGAAGGTAAAGTATTAAATCCTAAAACAAATAGATGTATTAAAGATGTTACGAATGTTAAGTCTGTTAAGTCTGTTAAGTCTGTTAAGTCTGTTAAGAAAGAATGTCCTGAGGGTAAAGTATTAAATCCTAAAACAAATAAATGTATTAAGTATGTTCCTATTTGCGGTGAGGGTGAAGTATTAAGAGATGGTAAGTGTGTATGTGGTAAAAACCATATATGGGATGAAAAGAAACAAAAATGCGTATGTCCTGCAGGACTTACATTTAATATAAAAACTGGATATTGTAGGGATGATACAGATTATGACGCATTATATAGCAACATTATTAGTAAATTTCCTAAAACTTACAAAGTATATCTGAATATACCATATAAAAATAAAGATAAAGCAAAAGATCTTGGTGCTAAATGGGATTACTTAAAAAAGCAATGGTATTATACTGAAGAAACAAGATTAGGTGTTATAAGTCAATTAAATTATTTGTCATTTCCTAAACCAGATATATATAATGTAAAAATACCTAGTTTTTGTAAAGATGATCTTAAAAAATTAGGATTATATTGGGATGCAAATGCTAGAACTTGGTATTATTTTAGTAATTTACCAAAAGAAAATAAAGAATTTATTGAAAAATACGATTGGTATAAGTTGTGTGTGAGAATACAGAATTATTCTTAAGGAGATGTAATTATTGTATTTATAGGTGGTATTGTTTGTGAAATGGCAGATGATTCAATAATAAAATCATCCATATCACCATTTAAAATAGCTGGTAATTGCTTTTTATTTTTGTATAACTTTTTAACAGTTTTTTGTATAGATGTTGGAAATGTAAAATCTATCTGTTCAATTAAATTATCATATTCTTTTATTTGATTTGATATATCACTACTAGATAATGTTTCTAAATGATTATGTAATTTATCTTCAATCATATGAGAGATCTTCATAAACTTACAAGATAATTGTTTAAAATTACTTTCTTTTTCATTTATTCTAAAGTTATTAATAATTCCTATTATCATTGCGGTTAGACTATTAATTACAATATTTGGTATTTTCATTTCATTACCATCAAATGATGAAGAATTAAGAATAGCCATTACAGATGATATTAGAATCAACGGTATATTGCATATTGATTTAATAAAATTAAAATGTTCAAAACTCTTTTCACATAATACACCCATAATATAACTTTTATCTTTATAAGATTTAAGCAGATTGATTTGTCTTTGCTCCAATGGCATAATTTATATTTAAGGCGATAATATTTCTCTTAAACGTGTATTTTCATCATTTTTAATTGTTGTTATTTGCAATTTAAAATCTGATATCTTTTTACTAAATACTATCATTTCTTTATTTGTTATTTCACTTATTATATTAACTTCATCTACAATTGAATCATATTCTGATAATTTATCTTGAACATCTTCTACTAAAGTTTTCTCTTCATTCTTATTCAATCGTAAAACAGCTAATTCTCTATTATATAATGCTTTAACGTGTATTAATTTATCTTGCATTTCTTTAAGTTTTTCCATCTTTTCTCTATAATTTTGAAAACGAATTATACTTGCTATTACTGTCATATATGTTCCCATCATTAAGGATAAAATATTTAATACAAAATCAATCGTATTTGGATCTGTATTAAGGTTATTTTTACCAACAAATTGTATTATTAATAATTTGACAGCATCGCTTAATGTTATCATTGCTGATACTACTAAAATTGTTAATGAATAACTATTAAATTTATTTTTAACTATATCAAATTTTAATGATACATACTGTAATTTATCTGATATTTTATCAGTTTTTTTTATAATATGATTTTTCAATTTCTTACGCATTTCATGATCAGTTAGTTCATCTATTATAGTATTATCACCTGAAGAACTATGAGGTGAATGATTTGGATCTACTATAACAACATCTGCCCTATTGTTATTGGCTCCTATACCAATATTCATTTTATTTTAACTATTTATTTTTATATTCTTTAGTCCATATTTGATTTTTTATTGCTAACATTGATTTTTTATCATATTTTTTATTAAAAGCTTCTGGATCTTTTTCTTTTTCTGTTTTAAGTCTTTCAAATATTTCCGCACTTATTTGTTTATAATATGTATCTTCTGTTTTTTGTGGTTTCATTCGTTCTTCAATATCATTATTTTCCAATACTTTTTTAATTTTTAAAAATGTATTACTATCTAATTCTTCTTTAAAAATATTAATTAATTTATTATATGTTAGTTTTTTTTCAATAAACTTTATTTTAATTGATTCAGTCATACATTTAATTGTGTATTTATATCATTTTTAGATGTTAAAGCAAAAATATAACATTTTAGAATAAGTAAAATGGAGCAAGAAGAAATACAACCTTTTAAGAAGGTATGTGTAGATCGCACACAAAGTGTAGATGTCTTGGAATCTTCAACATTAACTTATCATCAAAAAATATTATTAGATGATTATTTAGATAAAAGTTTTATGATGGGTATGTTATGTGAAAATACTAAAAATTATTATTATAATTTTGGTAATGTTTTAGTTATTCCTACAATATTAGCATCTGCTATATTATGTGTTTTTAATGCGGCTGCTGGAAGTATTCCTGTTGATAAACATTTTATTTTAACATTAATGAATATTTCTATTAATGGAATTATAGCATTTATATCTGCCTTACAATCTGTTTTACAAATTAATGATAAATATAATCAATTTCAAACATTAACTACTAAGTTTATTAAATTAGAACATCATATTGAAAATCATATTACGAATTATCCTAGTAAGCTTGATGAAAACTTTATTGATGATATAATCAAATCTTACGATAATCTTATTGACGATATAGATTTTACATTTCCGGAGTTTATTAAAAAACGGGTTAAAGCTAACTATAAAGATAAAAGAACTATGCCTAATGTTTTAAATGGCGATAAGAAACCTAGATTATTACAAAATATTTAATATGATATAATAATAAAATGAAACTTTTAATAGGTGGTAAAAGTCGTAATATATATATGCGTAAAGATGGTTCTGCATATTACAAAAGTGGTGGTCAACAAGTAGATGTAACCCACATGTTTAAAAAAAATGGTGGTGGTTTAAAAAAACAATATATTGGTGGAGTTGAAGGTAATCTTGCTAAAGTTGAAAGAAAAAAAAGATTACAACGAAATTATAGTCTTGTTTTAGGTGGTGATAATAATGAACTTACTTTTCCAAACATACAAATTACTAGTAGCAATATTGTTCCAAATACTGATATTTTGACTGATGCTACTACAGACGAGTTTAACGAACTATGTCGTCTTGCTATGGTTGGAGCTTATTCAGTATTTAATAAGAAAATAGATAATGATAGTTCGTGTGATAGAATAAAAATAGAAGGATTAAGATCTGATAATGATTTAACAACTTATGCAACAGCACATAATATTAATATTAGTGATTATGCAATAAGTGGTATTACTAGTAATGTTACTAATGATATAACAGTATCAAGAGGATATATATTAAATAAAGTATTAGGATGTTTTGACTCAAATGTTGATGTCTTTAAAGATTTAAGTGGCAATAACTCAAGTAATTCACCTACAACATATGTTAATGGAAGCTATGCATTATCTAATATTACTATATTATGTAATCTAGATACGGCTCCTGAATTTATTAACAAAGAAGACTTTGTACCTATAGTAAATAGAATAAGTTATCTAACAATAAAAACCTCAGACGATATCGCAAATTTACACATCGATAAGTTAAAAAGTATTAAAAATATACACGGAATATTATTTAATCAAGAAAAAATTGGAATAATACAATGATAAGAATAACAATAATACACAAAGTATCATTATAAATATATAAAAATGAAAACAGAAAAATAAATTATTATGGCAATTTATAAACGAAAGCATTCTGATTTTGTTCAGGTTGCTATAGACGAAGCAAACAAATCTTTAATGAGTCAAAAACACGGTTGTGTTATAGTTCATAACAATAAAATAGTATCTAAAGGACATAATTATCGTATTTTTAAAGATAATAAGTCTCATATAAAATATAGTATCCACGCAGAAGAAAGCGCAATATTAAAATTAAAATGCAAACCAATCGATAATCTACATATGTATGTTGTAAGAGTTCGTGATAATGAAGTTATGTTATCACAACCTTGCGATAAATGTAAAGCATTTATTAATTCATTAAATATAAATAAAATATATTATACAGGTGTGAATGATATTTAGACAGCCATATTCATTTTAATATTTTCATAATATTTGTAATCTATTAATTCAATATCATCAAATTTAATATTATCAATATCTGTAATATCTTTTATATTTATTTTTGGAAAATCATATGGATCTCTAGTAATTTGTAATTTTATAGCATCTATATGATTCTTATATATGTGTGTATCACCCATACAATAATGAAAATCACCTGGTGTTAAATCACATAACTTCGCAATTATACAAGTTAATAGAGCATAACTCGCAATATTGAAAGGAACACCTAAACCCACATCACAAGATCTTTGATACATTTGACTATGTAATTCTTTTTTATTTGAATCAACCCAAAATTGAACAAAAATATGGCAAGGGGGTAAAGCCATTTTATCAAGATCTGTAGGATTCCAAGCGCTCATAATGATTCTACGATCATCTGGTGTATTTTTAATTTTATAAATAACATCTTTTAATTGATCTACACCTTGTCCTTCATAACTATCATACATATTAGTGTATTTAGCACCGAAGTGTCTCCATTGAAAACCATAACCTGCTCCAATATCACCTTGATCATAATGTGATAATCCCTGACTATCTAAAAACTCTCTAGAACTATTACCTTCCCATATTCTAACGCCTTTTTCTTTTAATACATTAGAATCTGTAGAACCTGATATAAACCATAACAATTCTTCAACAACACCTTTCCAATATACTTTTTTTGTAGTTAATAAAGGAAAACTTTCACGTAAATTAAATGTCATATTATAACTAAATATACTTAAAGTTCCAATACCTGTGCGATCATCTTTAGATATACCATTTTTTAAAATATGTTTAATTAAATTAATATATTGTAATTCCATTAATTCCATTAATTCCATTGATTCCATTTATAATAATTAAAACTTAAATGTTTATACGTATTGTTCAGCGTAATAAATATACATTGTAGTAGCATCATTTTTTGTTGTTCCTTTAAGTGCATTCCATTCATTCCACATTGCTTTTTTTTGAAATTGGAACATTCCAGGACATTCAGTATTACAATCACCTATTGTAACTTGTTTATAATATGCATAAAACTTTAATTTAATATCATCCGGAACAACAACATTAGGATTAGCTGAAGAGTTTTTAATTTTTTCTGCTAATTCATTAAACTTATCAATAATATCTGTCATTATATAAAAAAGTATAAAAATAGCTTTATATAATGAAGTTCGAAGATTTTATGAAATCAGAAGAATTTAAAGATTTTCACGATTATTTTCATTGTAGTAGAAATAATAAATATAAGTTTAGTAAAAATAAATTTGAAACAACATTGGAATATTATCAACACTTATATAAAATAGTAAAAATAAATGTAGAAGAATGTTTAAGAATATTTAATGAAAATGATATTAAAATAATACCAAGAGAACGTATGAAATTTTATTATGTAGATGATGTAGAACGCAAATATAATGATACAAATACAAATACAACATATCAATCAATATATGATGTTGAAGAAATTGAAGAAAATAATATGAAAGAATCAAAACATATATTGAGGAAAATAGAAGGAAATATACCTATAATGTTTAGAAAAAACATAAAATATAATTACATAGATGATGATATAGACAATGATAATGAAATATTATATGATATTCTTTCAGGTGAAGAGAATGGCTCAGATTCAGAAGAATCAGAAGAATTAATTTAATATTTACCTAATATAAATGCCTACATTTACAATAATGGGATCGGGAATTGGATATATTGGGGGTAATTATAAGAATGATCAACCAGGTCAAGCCGCTAAAAAAGCAGGCAAAGCTCTATTCAAAAAATTAACATTACGTAAATTTACTAAATATAAAAATAAAACAAGTATCAAGTTTGTTCTTCGTATGCGTGATCGCCATAGTGCTGGAAAAACATATTCTTATATGGTAACGCGTGAAAAATTACCTAAACCTTTAGTAATGAAAAGAGGCAATGTAGAATATGAAATTAAATATAAATATAACATTGAGTCTTGTGATTTAACTTCAGCTGAAGTTAAAACAATGACAGGAGGTGCTTTAGCTGTTGTTGGTGGTAAATTAAGCTATACTGGAAAGAAAATTAGTGGTGGTAATGTGGATGAGGAATTTGAAGAGGAATTTGGAGAGGAATCTGATGAAGAGGAAGAGGAAGAGGGAGAGGGAGAGGGAGAAGATGAAGAAGCTCCAGAATTTCGTGGTGGAAGAGCGAGAACTACAAAAGTAGTAACTAAACGTGTAACAGTATCAGCTAAAACCGGTAAATCTAAGAAGTAAATTTAAAATCTACGATTTACTTGAAGGAATGTAAGTATTCCAAATATTTTTAATATCATCATCAATATTTTTTTTAATTGTAATATCTTTAGGATATCTATTTTTTGTTTCGATCATTAAGTTTTTACTTAATAATCTAATTTTTTCAAAATTATCTATATCTTGCTTAGACCATTCAATTTCTTTATGTTTTAAAAGATATACAGTCCCCCATAATATACCTAATCTTTTTTTACGTGCTGTTGATTTCCAATTATGTGAGAATAATTTATATATTGTAGTAAAACTATGCGATTGTGTAAGTTTTAAAATAATATTCCAAATAAACCAAATACAATCTGCATCTTTAGAATTATTATTTTCAATATAAATATTTTTACGTGTAATATATTCAATAGTTAATCTAATTTTATTTGCTAAAACTGTAAATTCTTTAGATTCTGTATCAATATCTTTAGTTTTTTCAAAATAATTAATAAAACACATTGCTATTTTACACGCAACGTTATAAGAATCTGAAGTTCTTAAAGGTAATATATGTTCAAATATTACAACATATTGCGTATTTAAACTATGTTCAAGATCATTAATAACTTGCGATCTTAAGTTTTTAATATTTATAATGCTATTTTCTTTTAATAATTTACATAAGGAGCACATTTTGCTACATAATACTAATGTTTCATCAATTTTAATTTCATTGTTGCTAATAACCTCATATGTTGAATTAACAATATCAAACCATCTTTTAGCGTGTTCAATTTCCATATTTAATCCAATATAATTGCATATTTCAATAAGACTATTTTCTAATTCTTCAAGTTTTTCATCATTCATATGTAATAAATAACATATATGTTCTAATGATTTTTGTATATTGCTATTTAATATATAATTAGTTAGCATTTTACTATATAAAAACTCTTTATTTCAATAATAAAATTACACATCAAAATAAATGAAATTTATTTTTTTAGTAATTTGATTGTATTGATTTAAATTCAATATAATATTACTGTAAATACCACCTCTAACATTTTCTATACCATACCTATACATATAATATATTACACAGTTATTTAACATTTTAAGATTAAAAAAGTGATCTATATGTACAAGTTCCATAGGTTGATACATATTCATCCAAGGAATACTATCGTGATTTTCTAAATGTTTAAAAAAGATTGATACAAAATTATTAGATAATCCTAAATAATATTTTTCTTCTTGACATTTAATAACAAATAAAAGAGACATAATACATATAGTTGTTTATTGTATAGAACTTAGTAAATTAATTTATTCTAATGTAAATACAGATTGTTAATGTAATCTTGTTTTAGTGGTATAAATACGTTTATTGTTTTCTATTGAGCAACACCATTAGATACACAAGTTAATCTTAAAGATAATATAAGAATATATGTCTCTTAAAAACCAAATATATCTGGACATTTTTAGGAAGTGTAGATATACATTTAGATACTAAAATCCTAATTAAAACCCTTATGTAAGATATAATTACGTGAAAATGTTTAGAAAAGATAAAGTTTATTATGTATATGTTTGAAAATTAAGAATAATAATTAAGTTGTATATAGCTAACATTAAGAATTTTAATACATAAAAATGATATAAGAAATGAAAAATATATAAAAATATATACTTATGTCATTTGATGAAAATATAAAAACATTATTAGATGCTTATTTTTCTTCGGGTGGCAATATAACTGCATCACATCAATTAGTTAGACATCAGATAGAAAGTTATAATGATTTTCTAGATACAAAGCTACGTAAGATCGTTACAGGTTATAATCCTATAATAATTACAAATGATTTTAACGAAAAAATAAACGATTATAATCAAAAAATTAGTATATATGTTGAAGAACCGCATTTTACTAAACCTATTTATAAGAAACAAGATGGAACTCAAATTAATATGACACCGCAAATGGCACGTTATGATAATTTAACATATTCTTGTGATTTATATGTAAATGTTAGAATAATAACTAATATATATAATCAAAATGAAAATCATAATGAAACTAAAACAAAAAAACTGAAAGATATTTATATTGGTAAATTACCCGTTATGGTTGGATCAAAAGCTTGTATATTGAGTATAATACCTCACGAAAATATAATATCTGAATGTCGTTATGATATGGGAGGTTATTTTATTGTAAATGGAAACGAAAAAGTATTAATTAATCAAGATCGTATTAAAGAAAACTATGTTTTGATCTTTAAACCTGCGAATAACATTGATATAATACATACTGAAATAAGATCAATGAATGAACCTTTCTATTTACCTACAAAGACGATTTCATTATCAATGAGTAAAAAATCAAATCATATGGGAAGAGTTATTCGTATTAATACTTCATTTCTTAAAACAGAAATACCGGTGTTTATTATGTTTAGAGCTTTAAATATTTTATCAGACAATGAAATTATACATCACGTGTTATATAATATAGATAAGATTCGTAATAAACATATTTTAGAAGAATTGAAAGCTTGTTGTGATGATGCAGTAGGTGTATATACTCGTGAAGATGCTTTAGAATATATTTTAAGAAACATAACGGGTAATATGCGAAATAATAAAACAGTTGATAATGTAGAAGCCGTTTTAGTATCTGATCTATTACCTCATATTACTGGAAGAAATAAGAAAGCTTTATATTTAGGATATATGATAAATAAAGCAATTTCAATTTATTTGGGTTATGAAAATTATGATAATCGTGATAGTTATATTAACAAACGTATTGATACACCTGGTATGTTAATGGCTAATTTATTCCGTCAATGTTATGGAAAAATTACTAAAGAATTAAAAACTATGATAGAAAAAGATATTAATCAATGGCGAAATGATAGCACTTTTGTAGTTGATCTAATAAGTGATAAACAACATATTACTAAATATTTTAAACAAGGTTTATTGGATAGTTGGTTAAAATATGCATTGAGCACTGGTAATTGGGGTATTAAGACAATTGGTAGTTTTCAGAATATTAAACAAGGTGTATCGCAAGTTTTAAATCGTATGTGTCATCATAGCACTTTATCACATTTAAGACGTATTAATACCGCTATGGAAAAGAATGGTAAATTAGTTCAACCAAGGAAATTAGATAATTCACATTACGGTGTTATATGTCCTTGCGAGACACCAGAAGGTGCTCCGGTAGGTTTAGTTAAAAATATGGCTTTAAGCACTAATATTTCAATATATTATTGTAATATATTGATAAAAATATTATTAAAAGAAAACGATGTTATTGAATATGTAGATAATATTGATGATCGTGTTAGTTTTCTACAGAATATTTTTAAAAACTATAATTCTTTAATAATAATTAATGGTGAATTATTTGGTTATCATACAGATCCTGAATTATTGTATAAAAACTTAAAATCTTATAAACGACAAGGATTAATAAATCCCGTATCTGCTATTTATTGGGATAGAATGAAGAATATTCTAAGTATTTCTACAGAAGGTGGAAGAATGTATAGACCTCTATTTATTGTAGATGATAATAACGAATTAAGGTTTCATAAGTTTTTAAAGAAATATGGTATTGAGGAACTTAAGAAATGGTGTTTTGAAGGATTTATAATGCCATCTATAATGGGTAAAGATGATAAAGAAGGATTTATAGAATATTTAGATATTGATGAAACAGCACATTCAATGATAGCAATGTTTCCAAAAGATTTGACTAAAGAATGTTCGGGTGTTACTTTAATTCCTAGATATACACATTGTGAGATTCATCCTTGTTTGATGTTTGGTATTTTAGGTGCAAATATTCCATTTGCGAATCATAATCAAGCACCTCGTAATACTTACCAATGTATTTGGACTGAAGAAGAATTATTAATGGACGATGGAACTTACAAAAAACTTAAAGATATTAAGATTGGTGATAAAGTTGTAACTTTTGATTTAAAAGAAATGACAACATCACCAACGACTGTAGTTAATCATAAAATATATGATAATATTAAACCAATTGTAAAAATAACCACACAATATGGTAATAAATCTATTGTATGTTCTGATGATCATAAATTTATGACATTAGATGGATGGAAATGTGCAACTGAATTTACAGAAGATACTAAAGTAGGAATATTATGTAATAATATTTATCATAAATTATTTTATGAAGATATTGAACCTTATATATTAGTTGATGAAGATATAATGGAAAAACGTTTAATAATGGCAAATGTTAATCCATCATTAATTACGAAACATATGAAAAAACTTAAAGAATTAAATTATATTCCTTTAATGAGTAATGATAGTCGATTGCCTATTATATCAGGTATATTTGGATTTATATTGGCAGATGGTGCTATTAATGTATATGATAAAAAGCACGGTGGAAGAACACCGCAAGTTCAAGCATCACTTGAATCATTGTATGATGCTGAACATTTAAACAATGATATCGTTAAATTAGGGTTTAAAGCAAATCGTATTAATGAAGGATTTAGAACACATTCAACATCAGGATGTAAACATCATACATTTGATGTATGTTATAATGGTTCATTTCCTACATTGTTAATAATGCTAGGTATTTCATATGGTAAAACTACTGAAACTGTTCGTAAACCAATTCCAAAATGGATTATGAATGGTAGTATGGAAACTAAACGTCATTTCTTAGCAGGTTTTCAAGGTGGTGATGGATGTACTATTCGTATTTCATATAACAATGTTAAAACAAATGCAATTGGTTTTGATATTCCACCAACTGCTAACCAATCAATTCCAAATATGAAAGATGGATTATTAAGATTTATGTATCAATGTTCTGATTTACTTAATGAATTTAATATTAATACTTATATTAAAAATATAGATTATCTTAACGATCGTAATAGAGTTCGAATTGCTTATAAGATAAGATCTAATAAAGATACTCTTGTTCGTTATTATAATACTATTGGTTATAAATATTCGATTCATAAAGCAATTGATAGTGGTATTTATATTGAATATATCAAAGCATCTAAAATAATTGAAAATTTAACTTTTAATGAGTTTAAACAAAATGTTATTATTAAAGGTGAAGCTTTATTCCAACCTGTTAAAGTAGAATCTCACAAATATGTGCAAATTGCAGATATTGAAGTTGAGAGTAGTAATCATTCATTTATAACAAAGGGAAATTACTTTAGCGCCAATAGCGCGATGGGCAAGCAAGCTTTAGGGTTGTATATGACAAATTTTAATACAAGATTGGATACATTGTCTAATGTTTTAAATTATCCACAGAAGTCTTTGATAGCAACTAAATTGAGTAAATATACTCAGGCAGCAGAATTACCATCAGGTATAAATGCCGTAGTTGCTATAATGACTTATAGTGGCTTTAATCAAGAAGATGGTATTATAGTGAATAGAGATGCTTTAGATCGTGGATTATTCGTAAGCACACATTATAAAACATTAAAAGAGCAATGTAATAAAAATCATTCAACCGGAGAAGAAGAAGTATTTTGTAATCCTGAAAAAATAGATACATCAAAACAGTTTAATTACGATAAATTGAATAAAGATGGATTTGTTGATAAAAATACATATGTTAAAGCTGGTGATATAATTGTAGGAAAGATAATGCCTAAAAAAATAAAAGGTAAGATACATAATATTGATACAAGTGTTTCTATTAAATCTAATGAAGAAGGCACTGTAGATATGAATTATAAAGAAATTAATAATGAAGGTTATGCTTTTTGTAAGATAAGAATTCGTAATCATCGCAAACCTGCTGTTGGTGATAAATTAGCTTCAAGTATTGCACAAAAAGCAAGTATAGGTATGATATATAATTCTGAAGATATGCCTTATACAAAAGATGGTATTACTCCTGATTTAATAATGAATCCACATGCTATTCCGTCAAGAATGACAATTGCACAATTAATGGAATGTGTATTAGGTAAAGTTGGATGTATTGAAGGTGATATTCAAGATTGCACACCATATAATGATCTATCAGTAGAAGATATTTGTAATAAATTAGAATCTTATGGAATGGAAAAACATAGTAATGAAATAATGTATGATGGATATACAGGAAGACAGATGAAGACTACTATATTTATAGGTCCAACATATTATCAAAGATTAAAACATATTGTATGTGATAAAATACATTCAAGATCATCTAATGGTCCTATTGTATTCTTAACAAGACAACCAAGTGAAGGAAGATCACGTGCTGGTGGTTTGAGGGTTGGAGAAATGGAAAGAGATGCTATATTATCACACGGTGCAAGTTTATTCTTAAAAGAGAAAATGCTTGATTGTTCAGATAATTCTAAACAATATATTTGTAAGGTATGTGGAATGATAATGGTATCAAATAGTGAAAGAAATCTATATAGTTGTAATTATTGTAAGAATGATATAGATCCTTCGCAAGTAAGGATACCTTATGCATTCAAATTGATAATTCAAGAATTGCAAGCTATGAGTATTGCACTAAGAATATCTATTTAATAAATAAAATGAATGAAAATATATTGTATTTGGTACATATGACTGACAATAATATTACTAAAGGTTTAAGAACATCTAACGAAGATGATCAATTTCCAGGTGTTTATTTTAGTTTAATAACAAAATATAATTTAAAATATGAAACTTTATTTCCTGCAAAAAACTGTTTGATTTTTTCAAAAAAATTATTAGAACAACAAAACTACCATATTAATTTTGTAAATTATAACGGTTTTATAAATGAATCAAATACGTATTTTCCGTGGGAACTAAATAAGGTTGTAAAAAAACTAAAATCACATAAAGGTGATTTTACAAATGAAGTTATATTTCACCATAATATATCATTAGATTATTTATGTCTTAAGATTACATTAAATGATATTAGTTCAAATATTGCAAATATAAATGAATTGATACTTCCTAAATATGAAATGTATAATGATATTAAACCAAATAAAGATATTTTACCTTTTTATTGTTATGCTAAAGAAAATGAATATACTGGAATTAACCCGAAAAAACAAAGTTCAAATACATTTTATAAAAAAATGGCAATTATGTGTAATATAGATACAAAATTAACTAGAGAAGAAATAATAGAAAAAATAAATGAAAAAATAGATGAACTAAATAATAATCGTGAAAAACAAAAATTAAAAGCTTTTAAATTTTTAATTGAAGTAGATAAAACTAAAACTAAAAGTAGATCTTCAACTAAAATACGGACAATATAATTGTATAGTTAATAATATAAATGTCTTACGATTATGTATTTATTCATAATCCTAAGACGGGTGGTGATACTATAACGGCTTTATTGAATATTGAAAAAACTCATACGTATATTTATTTACGTAAAGATGAAATATTAAATAAATATTCTTTTGTTTTTGTTAGACATCCTGTAACAAGAATAATATCGTGGTATAATCATTTACTAAAGCATTTGTATTTTAAAGATTTAGAAACAAATGAATTGAATGATAAAAGTGAGAGTTATAAATGTTTAAAAAACAATTATAAAATGGGACCAGATAAACATAGAATTTTAGCAGAAAATAATAATATAAATGATTGGATTAAGAAAATGCTTCTTTCAAATATAGATGAATACAAAGATCCTGATTGGGGACCATTATCATTGCTTAGATTATAAAACTCAATTAGTAACTGATGTTTATAGATTTGAAAATTATGAAGAAGAATTGAAAAAGGTATTAGTAAAGATAGAACGTGAAGATCTTATAAAAGATATTAAGGTTACTAATAATTCAAAACAAGTGAATGAAATATTAAATAAAGAATCATTAGATTTAATATTTAATTATTTTAAGAAAGATTTTGAATTATTTAATTATAAGCTTTGATTCAACAAATAGTAATATATTAGGTAAAATATTTAATAAAAATCTTTTATATTTTATAGGTTTATGGATAGATTTTTCAAATATTTTTTTTGAAGAGATAATATTATTATCATTATTATATTTATTGTATAATTCATATATATAATAATTTAAAGTTTCTTCAATGTATAAAGAATCATCAAATGGAAATGGTAACTCATCAATTTTATTAATAAAAATAAGATATCTTTCTACATTTAGTTTAATATTATCTAATAAATTTGTCATTTTACTTTTTAGTAGAGGTAAAGATAAAGCATTGAATTAAGAGATCTACCGTAAAGTTTAGACAGTTCTTTATCCTCTTCAATACAATATTGTGCTATATTTTTAATTTCTTTTACAATTTTATCTAATTGATCCATAACATTTTTAAAGGTTTCTATAGTTATATATGGTCTAAAGAATTCTTCAGTTTTATTACTAATTTTACCAAAAGTATTAGTAGATCTAGATGAATCTAGTATATTAAATATACTATTATTAATAGCCATTAATTCGTTATTTGATAGATTAAATATAAGTTCAGTAGCTACATCTTTAAGAGTAAGAACAATTTGTTCTTTTTGTGTTAATATTCTTATTTCATAACAGTTTTTACTTACTATTTCGTTAAAAGCATCACGATCAATCTTGTTAAGAAGAAGATTGATACGTGCTTGTCTATTTAAATTTTCATAATTAATTATTTTAGTTCGAATATTAGTAGCATTTTCACTTATATGGAGAATATATTGAATAGAAATTATACCTCTATCCATAATAGTTCTAAAAGGTCTAAATACTCGAATATCATAGCAAAAGTTTCTAATATTATTAAATCTGTTAGTATCAAAATCAGTAATAGTTGGATTAGCTATGCAATTGTTAACAACATTATCTCTTTGACGCTGTGTTCCAGCTCTACGTAAATATTCAAGATAATGAGGATTATGAAGATTTTTAGTTAATATTTCCATTGTCTTCCAATTAAATGACGTATTACATTGTGTACAGAACATAACATCACAGCCTGATATTTTAGTAATTCCAAAATTACATTTAGGACAATATTTAGTATCTTTTTTAAGAAGTTTAGCTGTTTTAATATCATCTTCATTACAACTATGATCTTTAATAGTTTTATTGTAAGGTTGAAGGCATTTTGAACAAGTTATGTGATCACAGATACTACATAGATTAGAATCAGTTTTAAGCATACCATTGCAAGTTGAATTAGAACAAGGGCGATTATAAATAGATTTAACAACAGTTGTTTTTTCATAAATAATTTTTCTTAATTTAATTTCTCTTTTTTCTAGTTCATTTAATTTAATAGAATCTTCAATATACTTTTTGTTATCTTCGTTTATATCTTCTAAATATTTATTAAACCGATTTGAAGCTTTTGTATTAATTTCGTCTTTATTTTCATAAAACATTTTAGCAATATTTGGTTTTTTCATTCTTATATTACGTGGCTTCTTCAATTCTTCTTGATATTTATCATCAATTTTTTTTTTATTTTCAATTCTAATTTCTTGTATAAAAACTGATATTTTACTTTTTTTATAGGAATTTATATACTTATTAATATCTAGTTTCATACAATAAATTTTAGCATCTTCGTCCATTGCTTTCTCTCTTTCTATAATACGTTCAACGTGAGGTTGTGTATCGGGAAGAAGTGCTAATTGTTCTTCAATACTATTTTTATTAGTATGTATTTTATAGTCTTTTTTGAAAAAAGCGGGTAATAAAGCCTTACTAATATATTTATCATTCCAAGCTGTCTTACAACTCATACAATTAACGTGATTATTAGAAGAATTAATAACAAAGTATCTAATACATTTACGACAAGCCGTAAAATCACAATTAAAGCATTCTACTTTGAAGTGTTTTGTTTTAGTATATTTTTCTATACATATTGGGCAGGAATTAGATGTCATTTGTAATTTGTATAAAAACTATATCATTTTTATATATAAAAAAATATTAATTATAAATAATATGTATTATCATTCTAAAAAGTTTGACAAAGATGAATTAATTTTAAAAGAAGTGAATTCGTCAGAAAGATACGTATTATTTCCTATAAAATACAATGATTTATTTAAAATGTATAAAAAACAAGCATCTGTGTATTGGGTTGCTGATGAGATTAATTTTGCGGAAGATTTAAAACACTTGGATAAATTAGCTAAAGATGAGAAATATTTTGTAAATCATATACTAGCTTTTTTCGCCGGTAGTGATGGTATAGTTATGGAAAACTTAGGCACTCGTTTTTTAGCAGATGTTAATATACCAGAAGCGAAATGTTTCTATGCATTTCAAATAGCTATAGAAGCTGTTCATTCAGAAACTTATAGTTTATTAATTGATACTTATTGTAAAGATGAAAAAGAAAAACACGATTTATTTAAAGCTATTGAAACGTTTCCAGCTATTAAAGTTAAAGCAGATTGGGCTTTAAAATGGATAGGTAATGAAGAATGTTCTTTTGCGCAAAGATTAGTGGCGTTTGCTATAATAGAGGGTGTATTCTTTTCAGCAAGTTTCTGTGCTATATTTTGGTTGAAAGAACGTGGTTTATTGCCAGGTTTAAGTTTTGCAAATCAATTAATAAGTCGTGATGAAAGTTTGCATACAGAGTTTGCTTGTATGTTATATCAATATTTGGATAATAAAGTTCCTGAAGAATTAGTGTATGCGATGTTTGATGAAGCTGTTGACATTGAAGATCAATTTATAAACGAAAGTATTAAATGTTCTATGATAGGTATGAATAGTAAATTAATGAAAGATTATATAATGTATATTGGTGATCGTGTATTAGTAATGTTAGGATATAACAAGAGGTATATGAAAGAAAATCCATTTCATTTTATGGAATATAGTGCTGTAGATGGTAAGACTAATTTCTTTGATGCTAAAGTAGCTGAATATCAAATTGGTAGTATCAATATTGAAAGTGGTAAAAGTGCTATTCCGGATAAGATAGAGGTAAGTGATGACTTTTAAAAAATGATAACATAAATATATGTTATATATGCCTTACAATATGCGAAAGAGAATTAAAGCGGTTAGTGATAGTGGTTCTGATAATTATAGTTCTGATGATGAAGATTATGTACCAGTTGATAGTGGAGTATCTCTAAAAGAATTAAATAAAAATCTTAAAGAGTGTAATAAAAACTTTAACAAAAATACATTTTTGAGTAATTTAATGTGGTATATTAAATGGTCTATGATAATTTTTAGTCAAATGATAATTGCTATATATTGTTGTAATTATTTGTATAGTATTATTAATCCTGATGCTATTAATTTTTTTACGATATTTGTAATATTACTTAGTATTACAATTATCTCTACAATTCAAATAAGTATCCAACATTATTATAAAAAAATGATTGAATAGTATTATATAACTAATGGTTTGTTGTTTTAATTGTGGTATTGAAAATGCAACTAAAAAATGCGCTAAATGTAAATCAGTATGGTTTTGTAGTAAAGAATGTCAAGTTATTGGATGGAAAGAACATAAAAAAGATTGTAAAAATGAAGAAGACTTACTATGGACTAAAGAAGAAAAAGAAGAGTTTTACACAAAAATAAATGCATTACAAAGTAGTTATAAAAATAAGTTTTCAGTAGCTTTAAATAGTTATGAAATAGCTACTGATAAATTAGGACAAATATTTACTATTCAAGCTGATTATATTTATAAAAATATTGAACATCCGAAGTATCCTGAATTAATGGATGAAGTATTATTATTTTTAAAGGATGCTGATACTGAATTTAGATTATTACAATCACATTCAAATAAAATGATTAATATATACAAAGACGATAAAGACAATGAATGGAATATGACATTATATGCATTTTATGATCAAATGTATGAAGAAACAACAAATTGTAGGGCATTAGTATGTAGTGGAATAACACATTGTTATTATTTTCTAATATTATTATTCAAAGATGATACAAAGATGATGGATTATTGTAAGAAATATTGTTTAGCATATTACGATCTTGTGTTGTTATATAAAACAAAAATAAATGATAAATATAAAGATAATATTGATAAAGCTTTAGCAAATACAAAAAAATATGTTACATTGTATAGAGCAAAAATAAAATATAATTCTACATTAACCGAATCACCTTATGATAATTACTGCTAAATAAAACCATCTAATGAATTAGATGCTAAATAAAACCATCTAATGAATTAGATGCTAAATAAAACCATCTAATGAATTAGATGCTAAATAAAACCATCTAATGAATTAGATGCTATATAAATATTTTTTATTAATTTATAAGAACAATATAGCATTATATTAGTAATTATAATTTGTTTTACCATTTAAAATAATAATTTAATATTGTTTTAAATGATTTTAGAAAAATAAAACGGTTGTGCTAGGACTCGAACCTAGAACTTTCAGATTAACAGTCTGACACGCTAACCAATTGCGTCACACAACCAATTAGAGGAATTGATACCTCCTAATTAATTTAAATTGTCTAATGTTTATATCAGTTTATTATTAAATGAATAGTAGGTGATCGTATGATTCTATACATCGTATGTATGATAAATAATAGAAATATGGAATGACTAATATAATATAATACATTTGTTATTTAAGTAGATCAGGATGGTGATACTACTATTTGTCGTGGTATAGGTGCAAATGGTTGTCTTACGTAAATATTATTTTGATTTATAGGATATACTGTATGAACTGGTCTTCTATATTCTTGTCGTAGATTTTTAATAATAGTATCTAAATTGCTAAACTGTATTAAATTTGGTGGTATGTTATTTTTAGGCACTTTATTATTATATGTATATGAGCAACAAGTACATAAAAAACTTAAACAATTACGCAAACTTAAACAACAACTACTATTCGTATTAAGTGGAACAGGAACTGTTGGTTGTGATGTAGGATCTAATAATATTTTAGATTTTTCATTAAACATTTTTGTTTGTTTATCTTTCATATTGCAGGGTTCGTCATCACATTCTGTATTTAATATTTCAAAATCTCTAAACATACTGGAAATAAGTTTATCAAATATTTCTATATTGGATGTTATCGATTCACTTTTTATTTCGTATAAAAATAGTTCTATACTATGTCCTAATTTTTCAAAGTTTTTAGCATAATTTTTAGTTATTTCAGTTCTTTCAGCATATTTACAATATTTTTGTAATCCAGACATTATAGCTACTAAAATACTTAAACATGATATGCCTATTTTAAAATTTGTATTAGTATGTAAATAGTTAGTATTATTTGTATCTGTTGATTCTACGGTTTGCATTGTAGATACTATTCCTAAAATACTAGTTAATATAATTAACGGAAAAGCTATTAAATTGCTACAAAGAGATAGATAATCGGAATATTCTCGGTAAATGCAACTATTAACATCACATTTAATAGCAGTATAGATTAGTTCATAAATAATAGTATTGCTATTTGTTTGTAATAAATTAATTGATTTATTTGTCATTAACATCTTTTATTATTATATATTAAAATGTGTAAATGTTTTCCTATTTTTAAAAAAAAGAAAATTAAAATAGAAGAAAATCTTAGTTACGAAGAATTATTAGATTATGGATGCTAATAATAAAATGAGTTATATCAAAAGAATGTTTTCAGATATATTTATGTGTAGTTGTATAGAGAAAAAGAAAATGGTAAAAAAAGATGAAGATGATCTAAGCTCTGATGAAGAATATAGAGATACATATATTAAATATAATACTAATGTAAGTTTTGGTAAAGAATATAATGAAACGTTTTATTATGAGTCGCACGTATAAAAATGATGGTAATATTATATATTTAATATAAAATGGCTGTAGAAGGGCTTACGTTTATTAAAGAAAATCTTGAAGAAATTGGTTTTGATCTGTCTAACTCATCATATGATGAGTTGATAAAAGAATCGTATATTAATGAAGTGGTTGCTAGTAATATTGGTGAAGTTAAGGATGTAACTAATATTAGTTGTTTGGATAAAAATGCTAGACAAGGTTTTTTGATTGTTTATTTAAATTTGATTAAAGTAGTTCCTAAAGGCTTATATATTTATAGCTATTATATAGCTGAGGATATTATAGAACCGGAAGATAGAGATGATATCCGTGATTCATCTATATATAATGTTGAAGGTTTTCCTATATTTGACAATATGTTAGACGTGATAAAAGAATGTTATAAATTTCGTTTTGAAGTGGAAGATTCGTGTGTTCATATTGAACATATTCATAATTGTATACGTATGTTATTGACCTTATATTTCTTTTATGATGAAATTCCTATTAATGATGTGTAATTATCAGTATAAAAATAAGATTTTATAGAGTATCTAACAAGCTTGTGCGGTGATCGTTGAAATGTAAAAAATTATATATTATTGTAAATAAAAAAATGAATTCAATATTTTTATATTTGGTAAGAAATGAACTTATTTACACTGTTGAAAGACGATACTATTGCTGATATCTTTGGCAAGGTTATTGATGATCTTGAGAAAAAACTAGAAAATATTGAAAAAATAGTTGGTGATCTTGAGGAAATGTTAGATGGTCTTGATATACAGAAACTTGAAACATCAAATGAATATTATATTGTGTATAAGGATATTTATTATGCTATGTCAAATCATCTATTTAGTGTATTTAATGAACCTAAAGTTGTTATTCTAGATTATCCGTATAGAAGCGAAATATTAAGGTATCCTACATATTTTGATATATTACGTGAGGGTTTTAAATCATCTTATGATCCTGAAGCAGAATATAGAGGGTATTATAGTGGTTTTTCAGGATCTTTGGTAGATATAGAAGAAAAAGAAGAAATAGATGGTGTTAAATATTATAAGTTGTTTTTCTATCCTGGTTGATTTTTACTGTGATTTGTTTAGGTTTAATTAACATATAAAATCTAAATAGATATTTGAAAAATTATTTAATTTTATTTATTGGACTCACATGATACAAGTTTTTCAATAGTATTATTTTTTATTATATACAAATGGATAACCTGTTGTATTATCAATCCAATCTCTATTAAAACATAATTTTATTCTAGTTTCAAGTTCTAAACATAATGATTCATAACATTTTGTAAATATGCTATCCGTTATATCGTGTTTCAGTGTATCGAATGAGACATTTGGGTATTATTTTATTTTGTTATAATTTTAATAGTTTTATTTTAAAGGGATGAAAAACAAAATTATCAATTTTATTTTTATTGTGAAAGATATCTTCAACTATTAGTATAATTAAATTTTTAGTGAAGTTTTTAAATTATAAAGATTCTTGTAAATTGTAAGAAGCTTGTAAATATTCTTTAAAATGCGAATTAGTTTCAAAATCAGAATAAATATGAATATATGTTATATATATTATACCATTTATTCTTGTTGGGTTATATAGTTGATATTTTTTAATGTAAAAAATCTTATCTATATTAATAATAATGAGCGAAGCAAAAGGTACCGTATTAATAATCACTGAATATGTAAACGCGTTTACATATAACGCGTATAGATATATATTTAGTAATGGAAATTCCTATTTTACAGATAGATCTGATCGTGTACCAATAACTTTACCAACACGTGAAGGATATACAAGAACCTGGGCTGCAACTAAAACATTTGAACGACCTCCGCTTAGCGATGGAACAGCATATTATAATGATATAACAGGAACTACTTATAACGTTTATATTTCCAGGGCTAATGTTGCTGGCATAACAGTATATGTGAACACTGATTGGGTATTTCTGTCTTCCGATACAATAAAGCAATATACATTAGCTTATACTGGTGGTGGAACACTAAGTGGTGGAACAGGTGCAGGAAATCATAATTACGGTGCAACTATAGATTTACCCACAACAAAAAACAAAGAGGGACATACATTTAGTCATTTTACTAATAATAATGGAGATACAATTAGTGGTGATAGTTTTAGTTTACCAGCAAGTGATACAACAGTTACAGCACATTGGACAATAAGACGATTTAGCTTAACTTATACTGGTGGTGGAACACTACGTGGTGGAACAGATGCAGGATATCATAATTACGGTGCAACTATAAGGTTACACACAACAAACACAAAAACGGGATATACATTTAAAAATTTTACTAAGGATGAAGTTATAATTAGTGGTACTAGTTTTAGTTTACCAGCAAGTAATACAACAGTTACAGCAAATTGGAAAATAAATCGATATACTGTAACATACTTAAGTATTCCAGACCATTTTGACTTTACATCTACACCAACCCTTTATGATTACAATACACTATTAAGACATACGACAATAGATATTCCTACTCCACGTGTAATAGGAGAAGTATATAGTTTTGAGAAATGGACCTATGGTGGTTCAGATTTAGGAGACAGTAGACTACCTACGGAAAATATTAATTTAGTGGCAAATTGGACTTCAACAGATAATGATGAAATACAGATGAGTGAATTATCATCTGTTTTTAATCCTTCATCTAGTTTTCAAAATATAAAAATATCAAATTATTTTGCTAGGTTAAAATTAAATGACTCAAGTCAAAGAGAAAATGTTGATTTTTTTAATAAATTAAAAGGAAGAGGAACGTTTTAACAAGCATTAGAATTAAAATAGTTATAATCATTTGATTTATGAGTAAGTGTTTTACTACTCAAAAAATTACAAAATAAAAATAGATGTTGTAAATTTTCAATGATGTAAATATAAACACAACAAACTTAAAATTAATAATAAATGGATTTAATATTTGAAAATAAACAAAGAAATATAAAAGTTTATAAATGTTATAATGTTATACAAAAAACTAATAATATAGGAAATATTTTATTAAATGGTTTATTACATTGGGATACTATAAGTGATGAAGAAGTTCAAAATATTAAAAATATAATAACAAATAATGGTGTTGGTTTTAAAGGATATACGAT